AGCTACCTGTAGAACCTTGACTAGATACCCCTGACAAACTAATAGACGATGAGACTACTACAATCCCATCGTCTGATAGTGATGCTGATGCGAGAGGGTTGAAGCCTAGCATTGTTTCGCCCTATTAAGCATTAAATACATAAGCTCTGGATGTTGGTGAAGAACTAAACGAGGACGCGCCTATCGCTACTTGTCCTGAAGTCTCGTGCACACTTACACCGTAACCAAAATTTGTATTAGCAACAGGTGTGGAAGCCGCAAGCACTTTTTTCTGCGACCAACTGGTTCCAGTTCTTTGAAAAATGACAGCTCGACCCTGATTACTAGAGTAAGAGTAATTTCCTACGGCAACAGTGTCACCATCAATAGAAAGCGATCTTCCATAAGTACCTGATGTATCAGTGGGGTTGGGTGTTAATGTGGCTTGAAAAGACCAACTGGTTCCAGACCTTGTCCACACCTCAACATTACCAGTAGTTCCGCTGCCGCTTGTGTAATAGCCGCAGCTTGCTACTAAGGTGTCTCCGTTGATTTTTACCTGCTCACCCCATCCAGCGTTGGCTACCGCCGCATTATTAGAAGTGATTTTTTGCTGTAAGCTCCAAGAAGTTCCGCTTCTAGTGTAAACATATACAGCGCCGCCACTTGTTGAGCTATTGTTTCCAGTAGATCCAATAACTATTGTATCTCCATCAATATCTATATCGGTTAAATAATCATTATTTATATTAGTAGGATTTATGCGTGCTTGCTCTGACCAGCTTGTACCTGATCTAACAAACACAAAAGCTTCACCAGCAGCGTTGATTGAAGAACCCGGTGGTTCACCCCAAGGCGACCCCAGAACTGCCGTGTCTCCGCTAATTGCACAAGATTCTCCTGCGCTGTCATAATTAGCAGCAGTGCTCGCTATTAATTTTGCTTGCTGTGACCAAGTATTCCCAGATTTATGAAAAATATACCCAGCGCCAGCGTTTGTAGCATTGTTTGTATCTTCTTTAGCCGTGACTAAAAGATAATCTCCATCAACATCTACGTTAAAACCAAATTGATCCTGATTTGCCGTATCTGAACCTACTAAGACTTGACTTTGACTCCAAGTTGAACCTGACTTTGTATAAACATATAAACGACCTTGATAATTGCCGCCCGCAGCATAAGCACCGACAAAAAGCTCATCATCCGTCAACACTAAATGCCTTCCATATTGATCCCCTGCACCAGTAGATCCGCTGTCGCCAGATTGTAACATTTGAGTTTGGGAAAGGTTTGTCCAATCTGCGACAAACGACAGGCTAAACGCATTAGCGCTGGTAGCCTGATTGATGCCATCGCTGGCAGTAAAAGTCAGAGTAAAAGTAGCATCTTGGCTGGCGTGAGGTGTCACAGTGAATACGTTTGTATTGTTGCCAGTGCCTTGCGCTACGGTAGAACCGTTTAACGATCCGCTGGTAACGCTGTAGCCGTAGGTAAGCGGTACTTCCTCTGGATCAGCCGCTGTAATTGTAATCACTGTAGCAGTCTGATCTGTAGCCAAAGTAAATGGAGTAGTATTACTACCAGCATCTTGAACAGAAGTGATGTTAGGGTTCGTGTTCACCAAGCTAACAGAGTACCAGCCAGAGCCATTATTAATATAAAAACGATTAGTGGCAGTCACATAAGCCATATCGCCAGCGCTGTTACCAGATAACGGTAATAGGTCAGCCGTATCGTAGACTACAGCCCCCGCAGCCACAGTATCAAACGCAACGCCGCCAGAGCCAGTAGACTTAAGGAACTGACCGCTAGTACCATCGTCTAGGACGTTTGCGAGGGTGCTGAGATTTGATGCGTTGCTCATAGATTAACCTTAACTTGTTGTGTATACAAAGACAGAACCAGCGTCAGCTTGGTTATTTATGTGATCGAAGCCTGCCGCAACTGCAACTTGCTCACCATTAAAACTAGAAGCTAGTGTAGGATAACCAAAATAATCACCAGTAGTTGTGCCACTACCAGTAAGCACTTTTTTCTGTGTCCAACTTGCTCCTGACCCACTATAAACCCAAGCCCGACCTGTATTACTGTTGTACCCGTGCTGGCCGATTACAATCGTTTTATCATCACCACCAAAATAACTTATAAAACTGTCATTAGCTATGACTGGAGTTATTGTTGCTTGGTGTGACCAAGTTGTACCTGATCTAGTGTATACAAAAATACCACCAACATTAGTATAACCACTTGGTGAATACCTGTTGGAACTAAAAATTAAAGTATCATTTTTAAGCACTAAGCCGCCAGAGCCTTGATAGAGGGCGCTAGAATCAGTTGTAGCGTGATTGATAGTTTGTTGTAGTGACCAAGTAGTTCCAGACCTAGTGTAAATATATATACCCCCACTATTTGTTATGCTATTTAAACTACCATAGGGAGCAGAAACAGCTATTGTATCTCCATCAATAGCTACGTTAGAACTAAACGAGGACGCGCCACTGGGTGCAGTAATAGCTTGTTGTAGCGACCAAGTGTTTCCAGAGGAATTATACCAAATATAAACCTTACCGCCCCCAGTAAACTGCATTGCTCCCACAACAGCGGTTTGCCCACTTATTCCAACTGAGTGTCCATATAACACGTTAAAAGTTGGGTCACTTTGAGTCAAACCCGCAACTCGTGTCCAACTGTTTCCTGAACGTGTGTAAATATGAGCAGCCCCTGCATCTGAGACACCACCTACAGTTTCAGCCCTACCCCCTATTACCGCTGTAGAGTTTCCCGTAATGTCCATAGACCAACCAAAATTATCATTGCTTGTAATATTAGGTGGAATAAAATTTTGATTGTTTGTCCAAGTATTTCCACTTCTTGAATACGCCCAAACTCGACCAGTCCAATTTCCGCTTATGCGATCACCAGATGCACCAACAAGAAGGTAATTTCCGTCCTCTGAAAAAGCCATGCTTCTCCCAAAAATAGCATTTTGACTTGCCGTTCCAGCAGTTACCTGTTGAGTTTGTGATAAGGTGTTCCACTCAGGTAAAAACTCTAAAGTAAAAGATTGCGAAGCGCTGGTTGCTGTGTTTATCCCATCAGTTGCTGTAAAAGTTAGGCTAAATGTTGCTGCGTTTGAAGCGTGAGGAGTAACAGTAAATACATTATTATTTTGACTTACCGTTGAGCCATTTAATGCCCCTGACGAAACAGAGTAATTATAAGTTAAAGCATCTCCTTCAGCGTCAGTAGCTGTAACGGTAACAACCGTAGATGTACCGTTAGTAGCCAAGGTAAATGGAGTAGTATTACTACCAGCATCTGCAATAGATGAAATAGTCGGCGTTTGATTGATCAACGCCACAGAATACCAGCCAGCACCGTTAAATACATACAGCCTGTTGTTAGCACCTACAAAAGCAGCATCACCGTTTGAATTTCCAGAGCTAGGTAAATCACTAACGTTGGCGTAATACGTTACTCCACCACCAGCATCAGTAAAAGTTGCAACTCCGCTGCCCTGCGAAGTCAGAACTTGCCCAGAGGTAGCATTGGTTATGGCTGTAGCTATGTTGCCAAGATTGCGGTTGTTACTCATTACGAAATCCTCGTTATTTTAGCATAACCTTGGTATTGAGAGCTGCTCATATAATCAGTGGCTTGAAAAGTAGTGGTGGCTGGGGCAAGGGAAAAACCAGTGAAGCTTACATACTTAGTATGGCCGGTGTTAATAAACCCGCCCGCCGAACAAGATGGCCCATCGAAACTTTGACCAGTAGTAAACCCGCCAGACGCATTGCCCGATTCATCTGAACCACCAGAACCACCGCCAAAGCCACCTTTCCCTGCAGTACTATTACTTCGATCCCCGCCAGCTAATCCATTAATCCACATTGCACCCATCGAAGAACTCTTATTTGAATTGTTACTGTGAGTTCCAAAAAAAGCTCCTCCTAGCACTGTATTCACCCCACCGGAGCTTCCATCAAGAGTACCTTGTCTAGAGTGACCATATTGCTGGGCAAAGTTCGATACCTGAGTGGCTGATACAGGATCAGTGCAAAGCCCTGTGTAAGACACGTTTCCAGTTGTACTAGAGGCAGCTATAGTTCTACTTGTAGCAGTTGTTGAGGGATTGGCCCCACCCCCGTCAGATGTACCCCCTGCGGCACCCGCTGCAACAACTAAAGGTATTGCGGCTGGATATGAGGCTGAGGAGTTTGGCAATATAGTAATAAAAGTACCGCCGCCAGCGCCATTACAGTGATCCCCTAGCATATCAGGAACACCTTGACCTACAGCAACAACAATCATATCAGAATGCGAAAGAGCGAACCTTGCTTTAGCTATTTGACCCCGACCTCTAAATATTGGGTTGTCAGTAGCTCCCCCAGAGCCACCTTTGGCCTCAAGCTCGTAAGTACCGTTAACTGGAACTTTCCATAACTGAAACCCTGTCGCTTGCCCGTAAAAATAACTATATCCAGTAGCCCAAGAATACCCCGGCCCACCATTACTTGTACCCTGCACCCAACTTTGCATTTGAGCGTGCGTAGGGCCATATCTATGTTCATTTGAAACGTTGCTATTACTAAGCCCCCTAGATACTGAAAACGGCATTACAGAGCCTACTGCAAAAGGATAAAGTGCGGTTTCAAGGACAGGCCAATTATTTTCTCTTTTTTCATCAGCAGCATTATTAACAGAAAAAATGCCAGAAGCAGATGAATCGCTTACTGAAGATTTTTTGCCAATAACTGATGAATTATAACGCTGCACTAGCTGATCTCCTCGTAGGAACATACAGCTTCAAGATCAGAGGCAGTGCTGGCAGTTAATCTAAGAGCGTCACCTTCTTCTAAATAAATAGCTTTAGCTAAAACGTCTAAAGTTGCATCGGCGGGAATAGTAATAGTTTTAGCTACGTGATAAGCAGTGCTAGACCTATATAAATCTACTGTAATTTCTGCGTTGTTAGTTCCATCAACATTGCTCACATACAGGGCATTCACTTTTAACACTTTGCCAGAAGAAGCTGAGTTTGTAACGATTGCCGTTGCAGAGGTGCCAACTGCTTGCACCGCCGTTTTACCCGTAATGGTAGCAACGTTTACTATATTAGGTGCTGTCATATTTTAACCTCCAAATACGATAGCCATAGCAATCGCCTTTCCTGTTGTTACGCCGCCACTGGACGCATCAGCAAACTCTAACGCTGTAGCTCCGCTATTCATTTGTAAGATTTGACCCGCTGTGCCTAAGCTTGAAGGCGTATCAGTAAAGCCAGTTATAGATGTGCCCGATCCAGACAACGCCCCGTGCTCAACTACTTCAACCACATCGCCAGAGACAAATGCTGAAAAGCCTGTTATTGAAGTGCCGTTGCTTGCTGTGAAATCTACGCCGCCGCCTCTGAGCTTAACGCCGTTCTTGTAGACCGCTACTTTGGTAGGGGTGTAGTTTGCTGTAACCGAAGTTGCCCCTGTCGTGACCGTAGGAAACGAACTAGAGTAATTACTGGCAAACGGAGAGCCATATTCAACGACTTCTACAACATCGCCCACAGCCGTTGCACTAATGGTGATTTGCGTATCAGTAGCTGTAACTTCGCTATCTTGAAGCTTAACGCCGTTAAGAAACACTGAAATGTTTTCAGCTTTCCAAGTGCCAGTGAAAACAGTTTGACCCGACGTAGCTGTAGTTTTCGTAGTGGTAATTGGATCTAAAGAGCCGCTAGAAGAACTACTGCCACTAGCCGTAACTACGCCAGATCCATCTATAGATAAACCTGTGCCGATCTTAATACCGCCAAGCGTATTCGCAGAAGCAGTCGGCAAAGTGTAGTTGTTAGCGCTGGCAGCTACACCATCAAGTTTTGTCTTATCGGCTGATGACATAAGGCCAGCGGCTGATGTTGTGGCGTTAGAATAGCTAGTGCTGCCTACGTTTATCGTACCGCCCATACCACTGTGATTGGTGCAGTAATAATAAAGGGTGCTTGGCGCATCCTGCTCTAGCTTTACCTCAACGTATTTAGACCCAACAACGGTTACGCCAGTAGTGAATTGAGAACTGTTTGCCCCATCTACTTGCGTAGCCAATCGAAATGGGTGACTTGAGTTAGTGCTATCAGAAACATCAAAGCGGTAGGTAACAGACGGCACTAAAGTAATCGTCTGATTAGCAGTACCATCAATCAGGTAGTTGCCACCCGATACAGTGACCGTAATATCAGCATAAAGCAGATCAAGATCGTCTGCAGAAGCACTGATAAAGACTTTGGTGTTACCTGATGAGTAACTTCCTAAGTTAAGTAAAGAACCAGTGCTAGAGCTAGTTAAAGTCCTAGAAGTTAAGCTAGGGCCACTACTATCGTATACTGCAGTTCCTACTTCCCAAGCACTACCTTCCTCAATCACATAACGTAGAGTATGCCCATTTAAAGAAGTAGGCACTACTTGAAACCCAGACTCTGCAGAGCCTAAGCTTATAGTAGTGCCTGTACCAGTAGTAGATGTACTGACTTTTACACGATCAGCAAACTTTGCCATAAGTAGCCCTAACTATATTTAGGTAAGACGAATAACAGCGTTTGAAGCATCGGCTGTTGGGAACTGTACAGTAAGTGTACCAGAGGTTGCACTAACAGTGCCACCAAAGTCAAATACTGCAATAGCCTTGTTTGACTGAGAAGAGTTGTAAATAATACAACCATCTGCAGAAACTGTTACGTTGCTGAAAGCTTCATCAGCAAAGTCTACAAAAGCTGTAGTTCCAGAAAGTGAAATAGCAGGTGAATCTAAAGTTCCACCGCCAGCACTATAACCAGTACCAGAAGCTTCATCTGAGTTACCTGTAACGTCAGAGTAGTTAGTAGTTGCAGCACCATAGGTGCCTGACGGACTAGCTTTAATCAAAGCTATTTTTAAAGTGTCGGTATCAAGATCGTGAACACCTCCAAGCAACTCTTGCTTGAAACTGCTGCACATTGCTGTAGTGATTGCCATAAGAGGTATCCTTTTTCAATGCAAGACTAAGAAAAAGAGTAGGCCACAGTTAAGCAGCCTACTCTCTAACTATTTAAGCAGCGTTGTATACTGCAGTTACCAGAGCTTCTGGACGTAGAATTTTACGCCCGTAAAGGTGCATACCGCGAACAATATCAGCGAATGAATCTGGGTCACGATAAGTCTCAACTTTGTTGAGTTGCTGTGCAGTTGCAACAGCGGAGTCGTGTCCAGCTACAATAACGCCATAGTTATCATCCTGTGCGGTTACGCCTGTGGTTCCGGGGCCAGTTCCCTTCGCAGGAAGGTTGTTTGACTGGTAAATACGGAAACCGTGAAGATTGTTAAGTACCAGACCGTTTTGCAGTCCTGCACCACCGAAGTCTGCGTTCAGTACGCGAGAATCTTCGTCTTTCAACATTTCCATAAATACAGCGTCAACACACAGCCAACGACCACGAGTATCAACATTAGCCTGATCCATAATGCGACCCATACGGGCTACAACTTGGAGAGGTGTTGCTGTGGTAGTAGCCGCTGCAGTAGCGCCACCGAAGCGAGGAGCCAACGGAATTGAGTCACCAGTTGTACCAGAAGAGGCACTAGTAGTAATGTTTCCGAAGTCTGACATATCCAAATGATTGGCTTTCAGAAATTCCCCGTCAAGTTGGTTTGCTGTTTGATGCGAAGCAGTACCACTTACAGTAGTAATCTTAGCACCTGCAGCTGTGTAACCCGACATATATGACAATACGTCAGCATCCATAGCGTCAGCCATTTTATATGCTGCACGATCAGATGACAAGCGCATAAAGTCGTGATGGGCTTGCTGCTCTTCAATATCGTCAAGCTTGAAGGCAAAGTAGTTGGCTTTGTCGATAGTCAACTGGAAGTCATTGTCAACGAGGTCTTGCGCCGAAACGGTTGTACCACGTAGCAATGCATTTACAGTGATATCTGGCTCCTTAAGAATACGCACTGTATCCCCTTGGTTCGCAATCTCACCAAAATATTCTGAGTTAGTAATTGCATTTACAGTAGCAGCCTTGCGAAACGCAATCTGTGCCTGCTTTGAGTAGATGACGCTGGAGAATACTCCGTTGTCAAGGTTTGAATAGCCAGAGGCTTTTCCAAATGCAGCCATAATTAATCTCCTTATAGATATGACCGTTGAGTTTTACAGATCCATATCCACAACAGAGGCCAAAACTTATCTAGGTAGCTTATTATTAAGGTATGCCTACCGTATCTAATAAGGGCTAAACGTGTCTGGGTAGTCTTTTAGTGGCTAGAGTCTTAGTTTAAATACACATTTTAAGTGCATACTATACAAGTTATACTAAACTTGCAGCTATTGTCAATACTTATTTTGACAAATCATAAATAAATTTACCAGATTTCTGAGCTTCGTGTATTTCTTCGTGATGTTTCTCAAACTCTTTGTCACTCATTTTAGCAACAGTTGATTCACGCCAGAAGTTTTTACTCTCATCATCGTTTACAGTTGTCCTACCCTTAGTTTTAACAGAAGAGGCAGCAGCCTTATCTGAACTACTAGTAGACTTAGCTTTAATACCCTTGTGTGACTTATAGAGGTCAATAGCTACTGCTACAGATTTAGCATCCTCTGAGTTTTCATACAAAGCATCTTGTACAACTTTAGGTTGTTTTTCTGCCCAGTTATGAAACTCGTCTGAGGAGCGAATCTCTTCAAAGTCAGGGTGTAAAGACATAAGCTCCGCTTCAGCTTTCTCTTTCTTAGCTTGAGTACGTAGCTCTTCTATTTCTTGGAGTCGCGTGTCCAAGGAAGAAGCTTTTTCAGCAGCTTTATTTTCTGCAATAGCTTCGACAATACCCGCGACATCAGGGTACTTAGCTGTCCAAGCTTCAATCTCTTCCTTAGATTTGGGAAGAACCAGTTCATTCTTAGAAGCTTTTTCAAGTTGTCCTTGTAGCTTTTCAAACTTTTCATTCCAATCTTTTTCCTTATTCTGTAAGAGCTTACGTATATCACCGTATCGCTTTTTAAAAGATTTCTCTTCAGCGCTTAGTCCATCTGTTCCTGCATCATCCGTTTCGGACTCTTTGGATTCCACTGACCGTGTTTCTTTTTGTTCCGTATTACTCTCATCTGAAACTTGGGTGTCCTCAACGCTTTCGCTATCGGGTTCCTGATTATCTTTTGCTTCTTCATCGCCCTGTTCACCTTTTAACAGTGCATCTAGTTCACGTTGCTCTTTTTCAAGAAGTTCTTTGTTACGCTCGTGTGCATAACTGTCAGCTTTAATAATAGTTTGTTCTGTCATAGACATATTGTATTTCCTTTATGTTGGGGCCAGCATTACTGCCGGGTAGCCTTATAGTTATTCAGTTAATGGTTTATTCATCCCACCCTGTCATTGAAGCTTCTTTACCTGCTTCAGGAGTAAAGTCTTTTTTGTTCTGTGCTTGTATATCTGCCATCTGTTGCGCAGCACTGTAATTATCGTCGCTACCACCACTATTATTACTACCACTACCTACTGCAGGTTTTTCAACAGGTTTTCTTCGTTTACCAGAAATAGATGCATCTAGACCTAACTTATTACCATCTTTATCTTTAGCTTGTATACCTAACTTACCACCATCAAATCCCATTAGATCTCCTAAGAAAGTATCAGCAAAACTTACTTGTTTATCTCCAGACGTATCTTGTAAGCCCTCAGTTAAAGTCCTCTGACCACCAAAGAACCTAGAACCTGTATCTTCTGTGTCTGCAGTTTTATCAAAAATCTTTCCTAACTGAGTTATTTGGCTTTCCGTTAGATCTGTACCGTCAGCATTTTTACCACTCGATAACCTACTAGCAACCTCAGAGTTAACCTTTGCTGCTCTACCTTCTCTGGTCATCCTCATTATTTGAGTAAGAGCAGGCCCAGTACCATAACCAACTATTTCCTCAAGAGTACCCATAGTTGCAGCCTTGTCACCTATTTTTTCAAGCTCGTCTTCAGAGAGTTTACTTAAATCAACAGGCTCTGGTGCGTTACTAGGATCACCAAACTGTGGGTCACTGTCATCACCCCTTGGAGCTTCAAGAGCTTGCTCAGACCTAGCACCAACCTCAGTATACCCTGCAGGAATAGGTGACATAGGTTGACCATTAACGTAACGAATAGTAATAGTTAAACCCGCTTCATTTTCAAAAGTCTTCCATTCCTGCGCTGGGCTACCAGAACCCATAAAGGAAGCAGGAAACTTTGCCTCTAAAGCTTCTCTGTCTAGAAAACCACCCTCGTTCATTTGTACGGGTTCTTCTTCTACTTGTAGTTCAGATACGTCAAACGGTAAAGGATTTTCCTCTGGTACAGGCTGTCCACCAATACGTCCATTAGCTTCCATATCCTCAAATCCAGCCTTAGCTTGATTACGTAGATCTTCAAAGAACTTAACACCGTAGTACCGTACTACATCAGCGGGTACGACATACTCACCCTCACTAAGCCTTGCATCAATGTCATCACGTACCTCTTCTGGAAGAGATCCCGGTGGTACTTCATTACCTGATATGGGATCTACCTCTTCTACAGAGCCGCCCAGCGCAAAGGCCATTTGAGTTTGTTCTTCCATAGCCATTCCACCTTTATCAAAATTTGCTTTAACACCTGTAATTTTATTCTCAAACTCAAATCGAGGGTCATCAGGTGTTGTCTTTTTTGCCCTTTTAGCAAATACTAATGGGCCTACTTGCATTACTTGTTCAGCCGAAACAACAGGCATACCATCAGCTTTATCATAAAAGTAAGAAGCTCTATAAGGATTCATACCTACTTGTACCCATTCAGGATCGTCAAACAGATTCTCTACTGTCTTATAGACTTCTTCTGGGGCCATATTCTGCCACTCACCTTGCATTCTAGCAATAGTAGTTTTCGCTGAACCTGTGGCAATCTTTGAAGCTGCTAAGGGGTTAGAGGTGAAGTTTACATTATTAAGAACGGCAGACTGCCCATAACCTACAGTTTTACCGTCTTTTACAGAACCATCGTGTAGTGATACAACCCAAGTATCTGAATTATTATAAGCAGGTATATCTAGTCTAGAAGAAATAAGTGTACCATCTTCAATAGATTTATTTACACCTAAAACACCTTTCTTTGTTTTTCTTGGGTCTGTAGCGTGTAAAGACTTTACAACCTCTTCTTTTGTTGGAAACTTTGGCATCTCTGTAATAGGTTTAATGGGCTGTCTCTCATCTGACAGTTTTCTAAACTCTTCTGATGTTATCTTTCCCTCACGAAGATTAGTAGCTGCAGCCGCCATTTCATCGTCTGGTGGTATTCTAAACTTATCTTTTGCGTAGTTTACTTTTTTCCAATCAGCTAGATCTTTTTCGGAAAAACCTAAATCATCTACAGCGTCAGAGGTAGCATCTAAAGTAAGAGGTCTAGGCTTTGATGGTACATCTCCCGTACCCTTATATATAGTACCGTCTGGCATTTGTATATCTAGACTACTAGGATCTGCTTTAGGGCTAATTCTATAAGGCAGTTTAATATCTAGGGTAGCAAGGTTTTTTCTTAAATTAGCATTGGTTACATTACCCTTTGCCCATTCATCAATCATATTTTCCATTTTAAGAGTAAGGTCATAGTCATACTCTACATCAAAGGGAGATGCCTCTTTTTTAGGTACAGGTGGTATATTAGTAGTACCGTCTATCGCAGTGTCAGTCTGTTTAGCTAAGTCTGCACCCTTACGTATCATACTCTTTGCTACTGGGCCAAGTGCAGGTATACTTCCTAAAGCTTCAACACCTGCAAGCATACCAACCTTTAGATAATCAGGCTCTTCTTTTTGTAACTCTTTCTGTACTTCTACTACTGAGTCTACTGGTGTAGCTAAACTTACGGCTGTATCAGCAGCGGTGACTGACATAGGTTCCTCTGTCCTATCACCAAACACTTTAGAAAAGTTATCTGCAGAAGGAGCTACCTCTGCTCTTTCCTCTGGAGTCATATCAGATAAACGTTTACGATAGTCAACCATTCACTATCCCCTTAAGTAGCTTTAACCGCCTTAGCGTACTAATAGCACCCTGCGCTGAATAGACTTCTTGTACAGAACCCGCCTGTTCCATAGTCCTGTGCTGTGTAGCTATAAGTTCATCAATAAGTTCATTAAACTCATCCATAGCTTGCTTATTGTTTGCAAATTGTTTAAGCGACATTACCAGTAAACCCTTGTTCCCCCGGTGCTGGTGCTGTACCAATACCCATCTGTGAACCACCGCCACCTGACGTATCAGCTACTCCCTGTGGGCCTTGTCCTTGAGGAGCCTGACCCTGTGGTGCTGGAACGCCTTCTGGCCCTGTAGGGGGCTGTTGTGGAGCTTGGAAGGTCTTTAAGATCTCAGCCTGTATAGCAGCATCTTGCATAGAATTTGTGACCTTATCAGGATCAAGATCCATAGACTTAGCAATCTCACGTATAATGTAGTCCATCTTAGCAAACGGTGCTAGTGTTGGATTCTGCGCTACCTGTAAGAACTGCATCAGACGCTGTGAGCGTACCTCATTAGCCATTAAGCTTTCTGTACCTGATGCGCGTACCTCTAGATCACCACGAATGTCTGAGTCAAAGTCAAACTGCATATTAAATGCAAAGAAAGATTTGCCTAGTGGACGTATAAGGTAATCATCCACGTTTTTAACAACATTTCGTATACTGCCATTAGCTGCAGACATAAGCATAGAGATGCCAGAAGCAGTTCGCCCCACTCCACTAACACCAGTCTGACCGTGTGCAAAGCTTGGGAAACCTGTGCTTTCATCTGCTAAAACTCTAGCCTTATCAAATAGTTGCATATTTTCTTGAGCTACATTGGGAAATTTGGTCCCGAAAATGCCTTGCCCCGGAGCGCCCCCCTGTCTTCGAAACACTTTCCCGGGATACACACTTAAGTCCTGCCCCGGAACTAAATTAGTTTCGTCAACTTCTATGATTAGATTACCAGATAATGCAGCATTGTCAATAGCCATACGCATAAACCCATTCATAAGAGTTTGCGTATCATCCATATTTTCCGCAATACCTACCCCAAAGAATGAGTAAGGGTTATGTTCGTATGGTGTTGCATAATAAGGTATAGTTGATGGCTTAAAAGGATTAAGAACGAAACGTAGAACTTCACCATTACAAACCCAGATATTACAGTTAAGTTCTTCTAGGTTCTTGTACTCACTAGGAATAGACACACCATTCTCTTGAAGTAGGTCTGTATCGACAAAACCCCAGAACTCTAGTACTTCCCAGCGCTCTGTAGAAGCTTCAGTGTCACTGTCTTCCATAGTTTGTTCCCAGTACTTCATATCGTAGTCTGGGCCTTTATCTACGGCAAGCTCTACAGCATCACTCATAAAGTAAGGACGATGTTTTAAACTACGTAATTCAGTACGAGACATCTTGTGACGTTCTACAACGTACTCTGCATCATCCATAGATGTGGCTTCTGGGTCAGGGTAAAAGTTCCACACACTAACGTGACTTGTAGATGGTACAGTCTTTACTAGTGGATCATACTCACCCTCTTCGTTCCAATTAGGATACTCTTTATCTACTGCAAACGGGCCTTTCATAACACCAGTGCCTAGAAGGGCCATTTCAAAAGCCATACTGCGAAGATGTTTATTAGCACCTGACTCTACAAGCTGATCGTGGATCTTCTTTTCCATCTTCTTAGCAGCAACCATAGCGGGATGAAATGTTACTGTAGTAGATGTAGTTCCCTCTCCCTCTACAACTTTCTCACTTACGGGTGCAAGCTTCTCAGTCAATGGGCCAAGACGTTTCTGTAAGTCTACAATAGTTTCACCCGGAAGTAGTTCTGTGTCTGGGCCAATAAGATAAGGCTTTGGGGCATCATCTCTAGTAACCGCTGTTAAAGCCTCTCCAGCCTGTGCTGCGTTAGGGTCTATGTTTATGTGAACTGACTCAGCTACACCATCTGGTAAAACAGAGGGGTCTATAGTTAGTGGAAACTTATTGTTACCAAACAACACATCAACAATCTGTCCGTAGGCTGCGAGAGTTTTTGTTTTAGTAACCTTTACAAATATACGAGACTTTTCTGTGTCAGTGAACTGAACATCCGTTCCATAAATACCGCGATAGTTTCTGTAAGCACGTAGCCAACGATCCTCATCACCACTACGAGAATCTTCAGCACGTTTAAATCGCTCATTTACAAAAGATACAACGCTTGATACAGACTCAAAGATGCTATCTTCTGCATCCTCTGCCGCTGTAACTTCATCTGTTTCAAACATAAGTTCGTCTTGTTCTGCCATATTCAATATCCAAAGCTAGGGTCAGAGGCTTGAAACCCTGATCGTTGAGTTGCAGGGTTGTAATCCCATATAGAACTTCTAGGTCTTGTCATTATACCATACCTTAGAGCGTCATACAAGTGATCTTCTGCATTTGTATCAACATCCTCTGGGTTTCTCTTATCAAGAGGTATTGACGGTAGTTGAGCTACAGTGTTAGTACAAGTGGAAAAGAAAACCATACGAGGCTCTTCTGTATACTCATCTACCTGTAACCTTCTATGCATCTCGTTCTTACCTGCTACACGAGATCCTCTAGACCTATCAGAAGGACGCCAGCGGCAACCCTTCATATTCATTTGTTCAGCCAGTGACGGGCCAGTATCACCACGCTTGTGCCATAGAGAACTATCCAGAACACCATATCTAATTGTACCATCTTCTGCCTCTGCTTCCAGTACCATATCTGCTAGATCAGTAGCTGTAACCTTAGAACAATATAGCTCTCTGTAGACAACAAGCTGTTCAGAGGGTGATACAGCAATCCAGACAACGCCTGTGTAACTTCCGTAACCGTAGTCGCAAGCTCTAAACTTAGTCCAATTTGAGGGAATTTTAAAAGGCTCAACGATGTGTATGGCTCTATTCCACTCAGGAAAGGCTGCGCCTTCGTTAACATCCCAGTTTCCTTCTAGTAATTGCTTACGTTGGTGTTCTGGTAGCGAAAGAAGCATTGCCTCGTAGTCACCACTCTCTGCTAAGTAAGGATTATCAAACAGACTAGCAGGTATAAACCTACGCTTAAACAAAGACTGACCAGCTTTGGAGTGACCCGCTGGATACTTAATCTCTTCACCAGTTTCGATATTAGTTGCCCAGAAAGATTTATTGTAAGGCGCTGGGTCAATAAACATCTTCTTAACCCAAGAGTGACCGCTACCACCGGGGTTAGTAGTCGCTCTCATATATAGACCTAGCTCCATAGAACTTGCGGATCTCAAGCGACTCCTCATATAATCCCAAGCGAAAGGTGAAGGCCATTGAGTAAGTTCATCGAACCCAATCCAGTTAAACGCCTGACCCTGATACCTCGTAACGTCCATATCCTTATCCAGATATGACATCCAGAGTCTACCACCTCTAGGTGATGTCCACTGAGACTTACGTTCAGACCACTTAATGCCGGGAATAGCACGAGGGTATAACTCCTGAGATTTCTGTATAAGTTCCCTTAGTTCTTCTGTAGTATGTCGTACTAACAACCCACTAAAGTTAGGATCGTTTAAACCGTGTAGTGGGTCAGCAAGCATCGCATAGCTCTTACCACCACCAGCACTACCGCCATATAAAACCTCACGCTCAGATGAACTAAGAAAGTCTGTCTGAGGGCCGGGGTTTGGCTTAAACACTACTGACTGTGCTGCCTCGACATCAAACTCAGGAGCCTTAGCCTCTGCAGCAACAGTTTCAAGGGGAGTAGCGACTGTCTCTGTCTTGCTATTCTTCTTCTGAGTACGCCCCGACCCTGCCTTTTTCAAGCTTCTCGATTTCCGCGAGGGTTTCTTGGAGCCTTTTGGCAAGTCTGCGTTTAATAATAGCTGCTTTTTTACGTCTTTTGTCAATCTCAACCCGCCTTTTTAAACCCATATGAGATATACACCTATCTGTATGCTTTGTCAACCAAATAGCGACTTCTCTGTAACTATATTGATTTAGGTGTCTTTTTGCTAACTCTAGGGCTTCTAATTCGTGGGGTATGGGTAGTAATAGTTTATCATTTTCGGGGTCTACATCATACCCAAAAGGTATTGTTTGAGATACTTTAGCTACAGGGTGCCATTCTTTCTCTTTACCTTTCTTAGGCTTGGGCAATTCCCAGAAACCTAAGTCTCTCTTATAGTCAATTTGTGGCAAGGTCTACTCGTTCTTTCCTTCTTTGGGGGGTAAATAAAATATACCACCTCCTCCTGAAGTAACATCAACCTTGTCTACCTTGCCTAGCCCAGCGCGATCAAGCAAATCCTTCGCTGCAGCCATCTTGTCACGAATACCTAACTCAGTAGGATCGTATAATGCTTGTGTCATTGCCATAGCTGCCTTTGGTGCAGTACGAGCAAACCAAGTACGTGTCTTTTCACCTATCTCATCTTTTAGAGACTCTACAATAACAGAAGTAGAACTATTTTCCCCATATCCAGCTAACTTCTTTGCTTGAACAACATCCCCATTAGCCTCATCAAAGAGAACCTCTAGGAACTTCTGTTGTTTTTCTGTTAAAGCTCTTGTCATCTTAAAGTCCTTAAATATACAAAACCAACAAGACTACCCGTAATAACTAGGAACAACACAAAGCCTGCTCCCCACTCTATTAACTTACGCTGCATCTCTATTCGTTTATGATCGTGTTCTTTCTTCTGCTTTCTTATATCAGCCTCAATACGTAAAAGCTCTTCCCAGTGCGAGGGGCCATACATTACACAGATGTAATCTTTTAACTCCTTACGCATAGACTCAGCTTTCTTCTTAGCTGCGAATATCTCCATTGCTTCTGCTTGAACGCCACCACCAAGGGTTTTATACCAAGGTGGTTTAGCGTTCTGTCTTTCAGCGAAATCTAAGTCACTGATAGCACCAGCCCACTGTGTTAGCTGGCTACCCATATCTTGTAAGTCTTTCCCAACTGCAATACCCTTCTTAAGAGTATTAAATGCGGTTGTGGCTAAACCTATAGCGGTTACTGGATCTATCACTGTAGGAACCCCCTCTTATAAGTCCACTACCTGTTTGTCTATCTGTATCCCCAGAGGACACACCAGCTATAACAGTTAAACTTAGTATAAGGGGTAACTCCTTACTTAACCTCACTGTTCGTTGCCGTATACACGATTATATATCTCTCCTCTTGATATACCTATATCGTGTAGTTCTTTATTAGACATATTCTTTAGAACCCAGTAGTCTGCTCTACGCTGCTGATGATTCTGAATACGTGTTAGTAAATTCTTAAACATTGCACTATCTCCTTTTATTACGTGCGGAGATAGTTATACATAATTTTTAATCTTGTAGTAGATATAAAATGTGCATACCCGCTATGCTAAGAAGTCTTGATACTACGTGTACCTGCTTGAGAAGGCTTATTAGATGCACCACAGGCTAGACCACCGTGAGCATAGCCCATCTTCTTCTTAGCCATACCGCCACCCATATAGCCCATCTTCTTAGCTACTGCAGGAGCCTCTTTCTTAAGCGCTGCCATACCAGCATTCATTTTCTTACCCATATCACCACCCTTTGCCATTCCTACTTTATGATAACCTGTGCCCCCACAATGAGAACAACCTTTTCCTTTACACTTAGGACAAACTTTCTTTGCCATTACGCATTCCTCTTTCTACCTGATGCTGTCACTGACCACTTAACTTTCTTAGGGCCAGTCTTCTTAGCTGCCTCTTTCTTACTAATCCTACTAGCTACCGCTTTAGGTCTACAGGCAGGATAACCCCGCTTTTCACCAGAGGAACGACCACAAGGTTTACCAGTCTTAATATCAGTCCACTCTTCACCGAACCACTGTCCTAGTCCACCCTTAGCCATATCAAGCTACCTTATTAGATTTGCTACCAGAGTACTTACCACCCCTGCGCTTATACTCTTTAGTAAGCCAAGCACTAGCGTAAGCGCTGGGCCAGACTTTAAATTTCTTCTTAGCTGCGGCCTTAACTGAGGCATACAACTTCTTATTTGTTGGTGTAGGTGATTTACTCATATTATGCCACTACAAAATCTACTATTTGTCCATCGGGTTTACGTAACTTATTAGGATCAGGGTTGTATGCATACATCTGATTCACTATCTTAAGATCCTCTACAGGTGTGTCAGGAGTCACCTTGTTAGGCTGTTCTGGCTTAAACTCTTCATTATTTCTACTAGATCTGTCCTTATCAGCTTTCTCAAAGACTATATTATCGTGAGTCTGAAAAGGAAAACTAGGTAGAGGAAAGTGAGAAATAAGGGTCATTCTACTGTAGGCTCCTTAGTGCCAAACACTCTTTCATAAGTCATATCATTACTGTACTCTTCAGCCCACCTATTCTCAGTAAAGGTAGCAAACTCTATCAGAGCCTCTAGGTCAAGATCCATAGAGTTCATATAAGTCTTCATATCTACAACGTCTTGCTGTAGTACCTCAATAGTGTGGGCCTGTTTAGATACCCACCACACAGCAGCTGCAAGTTGTACAGCCATAGCTACCACTAGAGCGACAGGAAGTTTAAGATCAGTCATAGCTACCACGCCTTACAAGACCAGTATCTTGCACTAAATTTATCTGTTGCAGTATCGCAGTTATGTCTAGCTCTAAAGCTCTTACGACGATCAGGCTGGTCTT